GCTCATACAGTGGGTGTTCCGTATCGTCGAGATCATACTCAAGAACACATAGATGTCCGTTCTGTTTGTCCATAGCTAACCATGCCCACTTACGTTCCCCCTCAGAATGAGCATACGCTTTTAACTGATCGACATAACCAAAAGGATCATCTAGCGCAAGGCTCCCATCTTTAAACTTCTTAAACCCGTAACTACTAGTGGACTTAACATCAACGGTAACATCATCAATCTTACAATCCATGTGGCCCTTGATACCATTAACTTCACATTCTTTCTGTTCATCTGTAACTTTATGTCCAGCCATACGGACTAGGAATAAAATCATTTCCTCAATAAGATGACCATATAGAAACTTAACTAACGTATGTGGTTTAATCTTCTCGCCTGGAAATCTATTATAGGAATACCACTGAACAAGATCAGCCTTACCTATACCGGACAGACGTAGCTTACGACGATCATACTCATGAGGTAGAAACTCCTTACGCATCAAGGACTTAACTGACTCACCAAACTTCTCAATCTCACTCTCAACATCTACATCTTCCGATGCTCGTTTGCTTTGGAGAAGTTTATATATGTCAGGGACTAATGTTTTTAGTGTGTTTCTGCCCATGAATTACCTACCTTGTATTCCCCGTCAAGAGGACAGTTTAAATTAAACTCAAGACCCGCTGCCTTGATACACTCTACAGCTAACCAGCCTAGTTTCTTAGCATCCTTTTCCACTACTTCAATCTGAAACTCATCATGAATATTACCAACAAACTGATACTGTATATTACTTATAGTAGCATGGTTGTCCAGAAGTGTCAAGGCTTTTTTCATTATGATTGCACCAGCCGACTGTAGTAGTGTATTCAGTGCAGCATGTCCACTCCGTATGATTAACTTCCTACCATCTATTCCTTTGAGGTAGCCTCTAAGAGCGGCTCGACTAACTCTTTCTCGTAGGTTTCTAATAGCTGGTGTGTTCTTGAGAAATAATGCTTTAAGTCTTGCTCCATCTGAAGCAGTACCACCGACGATGGAGCCAATCTTTCCATCTCCCGCTCCGTAGAGGAAAGCATAGATAAAAGTTTTAGCAGCGTCTCTTGTTGCAAGTCCAGCAGCTTTCTGGTTTGCCGTATGTACATCTCCGTTGATGATTTCATTTGTATACTCCTTGTCATTCATATAGTGTGCTAACATTCTTAGTTCCAAACCTGATGCGTCTACACCTACCAGTTTGTATCCACTTGGTACAGTCCAGCATTGACGACACTCTGCACCATAGGGTGAATAGGATGAAGGAACTTGGGCTAGGTTTGGACTATTGTGTGTCATGCGTCCAGTAATAGCCCCTATTGTATTTACGTACCCATGTACTCTACCATCCTGTTCATTCCTAGCTTCGATCCATGATGTTACCTGTGCTATTCGTTTTTGAATTAAAAGATATTCCGCTATTAATTGTGCTTCAGGAATATTTTTAACGGCACTTAGTATTTTCTCATCGACAATCGGATGCCCCTTCTCTGTGTATTTTTTAGGTTTCCAACCAAAGTATTGTAGATACCTAGCGATTTGTTTACGGGAACCTAAATTAAATTCAGTAAATTCTATATGAGATAAAGGACCAACAACACATTGCCAACTAGACCCAAGAAACTTAAGACCAACATTAGACAACTCCTTGTTCTTTTTGTATTTCGGTGTAACTTCCTTGACAAAGGATGCCAAAGGGATAAACTTATCATGAACTTCCTCTTCTATTTCTATCTTCCTTTCCTTTAGTTTTCCAACTAACTCCCAACATTTAACAGTATCTAGTAACCACCCATGTTGAACTTGTCTCGTAATAATAGATTGAACTTTACTTTCAAGATCAATACTCGTATCTCCAAAACTTTGTAGATTACTTGACAGTATTTCAAAAACTTTCTGTGTAATCTTGAGGTCTTGTATACAATACTCTTCCATTTCTTTACTATACTTTGTAAAGTCATTGTGTTCTCCCTTGTATAAACCTATTCGTTTACCCCAAG